GAAAAGTACGCACCAGTGGAAGAGGCCAAAGTAAAACAGAAAATGCCGCATCCGGGGCTGTGCCCCGGCCGTAATGCAGCCCCCTGTCCTTTCGGGCCGGGGCCGGTCCCAAGCCCGGAAAATGCAGAGGGCGGAATTTTGAGAAAGGATGTGGATACATATGGCAAGAAAAAAGCTGCACCGGGAGCCTGTGCTGAAGGACTGGGCGGAAGTGAACGACGCGCTGCGCAGCATCCACGAGTACGAGCACGCGCTGACGGAGATGGGCGTGGACATGTCGCGGCGCATCGACGCCGTGAAGGCTGAATACACCAAAAGCGCGGAGCCTTTGCAGAAGCGTGTCAAACAGCTGGAAACGGACGTTCAGGAGTATGTGGAGGCACACCGGGAAGATATGGCCGGGAAAAGCCGCCAGCTGACGTTTGGGCGTGTAGGGTTCCGGCAGTCCACGCGGCTGATTTTGGCGAACGCGAAGGTCCCGCAGGCCATCGCCACGCTGCTGGCCATGGGCCGCAGGGAGCTTGTAAAAACAGAGCAGAAGCTGGACAAAGAGGCGCTGAAGCAGCAGCCGGAGGAAGTTTTGGAGGCTGTGGGCGCGTATCTGAAAACCACGGATGAATTTTTCTACGACACGGGCGACGCCGTGCCGGAGGAGTAACAAGGAAGGAGGAGCAGCCATGAGCGCTCGGAGACAGGAAAAAGACGGGATAAAATACATCTATGCGCTTGGCCGGGAGCTTGGTTTGTCTGATCCGGCGCTGGGCCATGACGATGACTTGCATGTCCTGGTGGAAGGCGTCACAGGCTGCTCATCCATTAAAGCCCTCTCGGAGGCTGAAAAGGAAGCCGTTATCCGTGAGCTGCTCCGCCGCAAGGCCGCGGCGGCACCGGAAACGCTGCACAAGAGCAAAAAGCCGCGTCATTACGATGAAACGCCGGGCCGCATGACGGCCAAACAGCAGAAATACGCCTGGTTCCTCATGAGCGAGCTTGAAAAGTATGACCCGGCGCCGGACGGCGTAGCGCTGCGCTACCGCCTGAGCGGCCTCATCACCAAACAGTTCCGCGTGACCAGCTTCCCGGAAGATCCGTTCCGTTTTCTGACCTGCGCCCAGGGCGCTGCCTTGATCAACGGCATCAAGCGGATGGCTGAGGCTGCCGAGCTGAAATACCTGCACAGCGACCGATACCTCCGGGATGCAGAGGTGGTGCAGCATGAATGTTGAGCTGCTGGAACTGCTGGAGCTGGATGACTTGCAAGGTGAGGCGCGTGAGCTGGCGGAGTGCATTGGAATGGACGCTTTCCGGCGGCTGCTGGAACGTTATGGCGGTACCGGAAAAATGTATATTCCACAGCCGGACAAGGTAGTGATCCCTGTGCGAGATGTGCTGATCCGCCGGGAGTACAACGGATACAACACCTATGAGCTGGCGCGCAAGTGGAAGCTGAGCGACGCATATGTACGGCAAATCGTCAAGGATAAGGCGGCGGAGATCCGCCGGGCACCACCGGATGGGCAGCTGACATTTGACGACCTCCCGCAGAAAATTGGGAGAAATAGTTCACCTGAACAGTCTATAAAAGATAAGGTATGATGAACTCACAACGAGGGCATCGTGCCTTATCTTTTTTGTATTTACGGAGGAAACCGCAATGACGTTCGACGCCGGGACATGGTGGCTCATAACGATCATCGTGACAACGGTGGTGGGGCTGGTAGGATTTCTGTTCGGCCGTTCGGTGTTCCGGCAGCTGGATGAAAACCGTGCGGACATCAAGCAGGTGCGGGAAAATTACACACCGCGCGACGATCACCAGAAGGACCTGGAACGGCTGCGCACGGCGCACCAGAAAGACGTTGAAGCGCTGCGCCGTGAAATGAAGGAGATGCGTACAGAGATGCGCACGGAGATCCGGCAGATGAGCGACGATGTGAAAGACATCAAGGAAAATTGCATCCGGCGCGAGGAATTTGTTTCGCACCAGCTGAAGCTGGAGAACAAGCTGGACCGTCTGATGGAGTTCATGATGAAGCAGGGAGGCAACTGAGATGGACGAAAATGAACTGCGCCGGAAGATGCAGGCCGGCGAGCTTGCAGCCAATAACGGGACTGTGATGCGCACGCTGGCCATCGCGGGCTGCGATTTCAAATTTTTAAAATTGAAGGGCCTGCTGCTGGCGCTGGCGGGCGGCATGGATCGGATGGCACTGTGCAGCAGCATCAACTACCTGGCGGACAGCGGATACCTGCAGGTACGCTGCATTGAGGACAAAGCCCCGTCCAGCGTTTCGGACGCAGAGCTGGAGGATCTTGAGGTCAAGCTGACGCCGCGCGGCATCCAGCTGCAGCGCTGCGTGAAGAAAGACCCGCTGGTGGATATGTAGGAGGGCTTGAGGATGCGCGGAAAAAACAGGAGCCGCAGCACCATATCACAGCTGCCGCCCGAGGTCCGCGACGTTGTGGACGAGATGGTAAAGGCGACGAATACATGCACGCTCTCGGATATCCAGAAGTATCTGGCGTCGCTGGACGTCACACTGAGCCTGCAGGCGATCAGCACCTACAGCAGAAAGCTGCTGGCCTCGCTGGAGGATATCCGTGTGACAAACGAGCGGATGAACGCCATGGTGCGGGAAGCGGCGAAGTATCCGGAGCTGGATTTTTCCGAGGTGATCAACCGGGTGGCGGGGCAGAAGATCCTGGACGCCATCCTGTCGAAGCCGGACGAAGAGTGGAACGATATCGCGCTGGATAAGCTGCTGCGGGAGATGAATGCGCAGACAAAAGCCGTGGCGTACGCCCGCAGGCTGGACGTCCAGAGCAAGGATGACACGCAGGCCGCCGTGGGCGAGCTAAAGGCGGAGTTCTTCAGTGCCTTGGGTACGGAGCATCCGGAGCTGTACCGGCAGCTTGTGGCGGCGCTGGAGCGCCGGCAGAAAGGGGCGCAGCGCGGATGAACTGGTACGTGCTGCAGGTCATGACCGGGACGGAACGGGACGTATGCACGGCGCTGCGGCGCAAGGGTGTGTGTGCCCGCGCCCCGGCCCAGCGGATGGAGATACGGCGGCGGGGCCGGTGGCAGAGCGAGGACCAGCATCTGCTGCCGGGATATGTGTTCGTAGGCGCGGAATACACGGCGGCGCTTTTCCATGTTGTTTCCCCTGTCCCTGGCGTCATCCGGTGGCTGGGTCTGGAGCGCGGAGAGCCGCAGGCGCTGGACACACGGGAGGCGCTGCGGTGGCGGTTGGACAGCACGGAAACGCTGGAACCCAGCCGGGTGCTGTTTCGTGCGGACGGCACATGGCATGTACTGGACGGGCCGTTGGCGGCGTTTGCAGGCTGCCCGGTGCGAATGGAGCGGCGGCAGCGCCGGGCGTATGTGACGGCGGAGCTGGGCGGCGTAGCCCGGCGGGTGCGGTTCGGCGTTATCCCCGTGATGGAGGGCAGCGGACCATGAAGCGGAGGCGGGACCCGCGGCGGGAGCTGGCACGGAAGCTCTCCGGCGCGAAGCTGAAGGAGCCGCCGGAGCTGTGCACGCGGTGCGTGTGGGCGATGCGGGAGAGCGGCCGCCCCGTCTGCCCGTTCCCCCGCTGCGTGCGGCGCAGTACATCATGAAACCTCGTTGAAAACCTGTTTTTAAGCAGGATTTTAAAAAGCTTTTAAAGCGACAAGAAAACCGGGCGTGAAACAGGGTCGATTCGTCCCCTGCGGATTGCCCGGCGGGCATAGCAGCAAAAAACCGGGCGGAAACGGCCGGATGGCGAAGCGCGCCCGGCGAAAAACGGATGCTGCATCCCGCCGCTATGACATATATGCTTTTAAGCCCGGAATAAATGCTTTTAAGAGCTTTTAAAAGAGCAAGGATATATCCAAGCCATATATAAACATAAAACGGCGTACAGGCCCTTTGCGGGGCCTGTTTTTTCGTGCCGGAAAGGAGCAGCGCATGAAAAGGACCCCTCAAAGCAGCATAACCGCCCTTTTAGAGGGCGTTGAGCAGGCAAAACTGAAAAAGGAATTTAACATTTTAAAAGATTTAAAAACGCTGCACGCACAGTATACCAAGATAAACAAGCGGGACTATCTTGCGCTGCTGGATAAGCTGGTGGAAAAATACAGCACGGACGAAGCGGCAGTGATCCACGCGGCACTGCTGAAAAAATGCCAGGCCGGCGATATGGACGCGATCCGGCTGTGGACGGAGCTGCAGAAAGAGAGCGGCAGCGGCGCGGCGGAGGTGAACATCATTGACGGCATATAGCCGCCCGGCGGTGACGGTCGATTTGAAGAACGTGATCGGGCCGGGGTTCTATGATTCGCACCGGGCCGTCCGGGAGCAGCGGGCCCATACACTGGTGGAGGAGGGCGGGCGCGGCAGCCTGAAAAGCTCGTTCTGCAGCGTGGAGATCGTGCTGTGGCTTCTGAAGTGGCCGCAAAGCCACGCGCTGGTGATGCGGCAGATGGGAAACACGCTGGAGGACAGCGTGTACTCGCAGATGCTGTGGGCTGTCGCAAAGCTGGGGCTGTCAGAGCATTTTCTGGAGAAAAAGAGCCCGCTTCGCCTCATTTACAAGCCCACGGGCCAGACCATCTATTTCCGGGGCCTGGACGATGAGACGAAGGTAAAGGGCATCAAGCCGAAGTTCGGGTACATCGGCTG